CCTTAAAGCATTTTTTGCACCAGCTCTTAAGCTTGCTGCTTCTATTTCTGTTTTTCTCATCTCAATTAAACTTTGATTAGTAGCAAGTCTAATGTCTGTTGCTACTATATCTTTTTGATTATCAAAGAAAGCTTGCATACTAGGGTCATCAGCTCTCCCTAGATTTGCAAACATATTTTCATTAGCTGACATATCATTTTCATATTGATTCATTCTGATTATAGCAGATTGTTTAGTTTGTGTGTCCATTAAACTACGGTCAATCATTGCAAGTTTTGCACTTTGCAATGCTTGTCCAGCTTTAATTCTTCCGCTTTGAATAGAACTAAAAGCTGATAAACCTGTACTAGCTACTGCTAACCATGGAAATGCCATTATATAATTACCTCTGCTATTAATCCATTAACCTGTATAGGTAGAGGTTCTGCTTGAGTAATCTCTATTTGTGGGTCATCACTATATCCAAGTAATCTAAACTCTCTTTTACCAGTAACAGGTGTTCTTATTTTAGACATGTCATCAGTAACCTGTCTTATTATTAGTGCTGTATTGTTTACACTTACTGCTAGTGTATTATTCAAATCTAAGAACACACTGCCTATTGCTCTAGGTAAGCCTGTGACTGGCCCATTATCAGCTATCAAATCAATAGGATTAGTCTTTAAAGTAACGTCAAACTTATAGCCAATCTCTGCCGTAAGGATAGCTTCAACAGCAGAAACATCAGCTTTGCCATTAGCTACTGTTACATCACCGTAATAATTTGTATTGCTAACAACACTAACAACTGCACCATTAGCAAATTCACTACTAACTGTAAACGCACCTGTAGTACTAGAATATGTTTTAGCTACGTCTAAATTAACTTTATCTTTAAACTCACATAAGATATATTCTTGCGTGCCATCACCAGTATCAATAACAATATTACAAAACACTTTATCATCAATAACACATATAGATTTAAACATACCTCTAGTAGTAAACTCAACCCACCCAGCACGTTTTTCTGTTCTGTTAGAGTTAAACACAGCTAAAGTACCATCGTCGTTTACCATAAATATATAAGATTCATTTCTATTTATAGCACCTCTAAGAACAGACTGCTCAATAGGATTCTTAATAAGATGCGATGAAATAGAAGAGATAGAAGACGCAGTATAAGAACCTTCTGCATCTGAATAAATATACTCTCTTACAATAGAGCCGTTCTTTTGCACAAATACAGTTGCACCATCTAGTGACTCAGGACGAATCCATGTACTACCATAAGGAGTTTGTTTTCTTAACTGTGCATTAGTAGGAGTTATTGCATTACCTAAATATGTAGGTACAAATAATTCATTACTAGCTGTAAATATTTGCAAATCTCTATTTGAAACAATATGACGGATTTCATTTACTTCTCCAGTAGCTGCAATTAATTGAATTGAATCAGAATCATTTGCTGTGCCTACGTCAAAGTTCCAGTAAGAATTTGTCTTGCTCATCCAAATAGCATCAGGCTGTGAAGTAGTGCCACCAAATACTAATCTATTTTCGTGAAAAGTAACCGCAGTAGGGAAACCTCTAAGAGAAGAAAAAGTTTGTTCTTGCCATTCTAATGAGGCCGCACCAGTTGTAATTTTAATAGAAGCACCACCACCATCTGCACTAGAATCAGCATCGGCATTAGCTGTAAATGTATAAGTATTTTCATCTATAATAGCAAGAATAGCTTCTGAATTGTTTAAGTTTCCAATAGCTATTCCACCAACAGCAGCAGCATCAGAGATAACAATAGTCTCACCGCCTACAAAACCATGCGCTATATGGGTAACTTCTACTACCGCACTTCCTGAGGCAGTTCTAAACGCATTATTAATTAAAGTTTGTTGTAATACTTTTAATATTGTTCCTGTAGCAGTAGTTCCATTAGTTACTGCTGTGATAAGTATTTCTGAATTGTGATATTTTAAACGTGTACCAACATGACCTGATACAAAATAAGCGGAGCTAGTTGTTAATGTTCTGCCTGCTCCAGCTGCTGTAGCATTAACTGCTAAAGTAATATTAGTATCTTGAAAAGGATAATAAGGCTGAAATGTATCAGTAACAACTGAATCAGAAGTTAATGTATCAAATACTTTTACTTCTAATTGAAATGCAGTTGCACTAGTTCTTACTAATAAACGTGGAGCAAAAAGAGTATGACATATCCACATAGTATTTCCGTTTTGAGCAAATGAATATTCATTTAAATAGTCATCGTCAAAAGGAATTGCATTACTGTCTACATCAGCAGTTAATGTAGCTGCTAAACTTGTAACACCTGTTGATTGAACTACTCTAAATACTCTTAACTTAGCATTTTCTATAGATACAATATACTGAAAATCATCTGAAAATATAAATGGAATCAATCTACTTTGAACATTAACACCACCATTAAAATCTATTACAGCTAATCTAGTAGAGTCTGTTGTAGTAACTGTTAAATAATCTGCTGACTGCGGCCTATCTCTCTTAACAGTAACTACTGCGGCACTTGGATTAGCTACTGTAAATCCTGATATAGCATTAACAGCTGCAAAAATAAGGTCTGCTGTTACATTATTAGATGTATTAGGTTTGTAATAATGAACATTATTAGATGCAGCAGAAGGAGTACCAGCACCAACAGCTTGAGATTCTAAAGTAATTAATGTTCCGTCATGTGTAAAAAACTTTATTTGAGTGCCAACAGCAATGTTAGCGTAATCAGCAACTGTAATTGTAAATGATGTTTGCTCTACAGTAATATCGTATTCATAAACTTTCTCAGTGCCAGCACGTTTAATTACACCACCTTCGCTTCTAAGAAGAAAGTTTTCTACACGTTGAGCTGAAGCCGCATATACTGACGAATCAGTTCTGGATACAGCTGATGGACTAATTTCCCCAAATTGAAAATTGTTAACAGGTACTCGAACCTTTCGCATTAGCTACGCCTTTGACTGATAAACCTATTAGTATTAAATTTCCTACTTGTTTGTTGTTGAGCATCACTAGCTCTAGCTTTTGCCATAGACACTGCGGCTTTATCTTCCATCATGTTTGCCATTTGAACATCTCTAGCAATAGATACTGCAAACATACTAGCTAAAGTATATTCTACAGCTATTGTAAAATAAGAAGGCCAATCTACTTCTATTGCTCTAAATGTATAATCAGCAATTAAAATTTCAGAACTGCTAGAATCACAGAATACTTTATCACCGTATGTCTGATACTCTATTGGAAAATCAGAAACAGTAACCGCGTGTAACATTATTAAATTTGATGGCAATTGATACGCAGCATCATAACGCCCTGTAGGAGCATCAGATAACAAACCTAATATTGCTTGCTCTGTTGCAAAACGCCATCGACAATTAGTTAATGCCGCCCTTGCTATGTCCTCATACATATTAGAAGCAACAAGTGCCTCATTAGTAGAGTCTTCAAATGAAGTTATAGGCTCTGCACCGATTAGGATTAAAGCTCTCGAACATACATCTATTGATGAATTTGCTGGTGTTGCCATATGTAATTTGGGGGGCTGTTAAACCCCCCAACCCTCTAATCAGAGTCTGTTTCTGCTATCGCAGTACCATCAGATACATCGACGGCAGTGCCAGTATTAGTTAACACAGTAACAAAACTTGATGTCGGAGCATTACTGTCCGCTACAAGAATTACGTCACGTATGTTAAGCATATTTGCCGCTCCGTTAAAGTATCCTGCAGTATTAACAGTTGCGATTGCGTCGACCGTTTGATACGCCCAGAAGTTAAATCCACTTCCTCCAGCTAATCTAATTAGTCCACTTGCTGCATAAGCCATTTTAAAGTCCTTTCTTTACTAGCCGTTATTGTCAAGAACTTCGTAGATACCATTAGCGTCTATAGCAATAGACCCCATTGACATCATTGAAGTGGTAAGATGAGAAGCTTTCTCAGGGATATAATTTACCTCTGTAGAAACATCAGCGTTGATACCAAGACCAATAGCTGAAGTGTGATAAGCCATATTTTTACCGCCAGCAATTGCACTGGTTGAGAAAATATTAAGACCTAAGAAGTTCTTCATTGTCATTCCACCAGCAAACGGAAGATTTTGCTCACCTACATAATCAGATGATGCAAATTCTTCAATTAAGAATAAGTCTGCAAAACCTTTAGGATGCATTGCCAAATATCTTTGGTTGTCTTCTGGAACTTCTGCCGAACCCATTGTTTCAAACAATGATAGTAAGTCAGCTATTTGAACAGCAGAACTTGTATCATGTATTTGAGTAGAGCTTGCGCCAGCATCTAGTGCCGCAACAATAATAGCATCTGTCTTACGACCAAGGGCCGCAGCTGCAGATTGAGCTACTGCTTGACGCTCATTGATATTTGTTTTTAACTCATCGAGTTTATCAATATATTCAGCGGCATAGAAGTCAGCCATTGTTGCTTCAACGGTTGTGTGGGCAAGCTCCATTGGAGTTACCATACCGTTACGAGATTTTGTTGTTGCTTCACCTGTTCCAATTTTTTGGAATCTAGCCACACTACCAGTTACGTTAGTAGTTCTGACAGTGTTACGCAGTTTAGAACCCATACGTTGATACGCAAGATGCACATCAGATTCAAACTGCTTGATGAAGGCTGTGTCTATTGAGTTTGCCATTACAGCTACCTTTCATTAAGTTGCACAATTATTTATATCGTGGGTGTCTGCTTCACATAGTCACCGTAGGTATCCAAAAAGGGCTACTCAATGCATCACAGGCCGTGATTCTAAATTATAAACATTTTTTTTAGACAAATTGCAACGCACAAAATGAACATAATTAATATTTTCTCCATCAATTACAATATCAATCTCGAATCCTAGCCAAATTGCCCACTGTATTATGCGCTCATTGCTCTCCAAGATGTTCATATTAAGCCTGTAATAGTTTCCATGCAAAAATTCTACTAGAGTTGGAGATGCTTTTAAAAAACTAAACCAACTTTTCTGCATATCTTTTGCAAACATTGCCCACATTAGCCCAGTTTGATAGCCGTCAGGCTCTACACCTACAATACCTAATGGCTTATCGGCCTTCTCAATTACATAAACATTCTTTTTTCTAACAAATTCCATAAAGAAATCTAAAGGTTCCCTGTTAAACAAAGATAATTCAAACCTGTTTTCTTCACTAAGCGTTTCTGATAGGGGAATAACATGCTTCATATGGGCAGGAACTAGAGTTAGCAGCCCCTGCTTCATAATGTAATCAGCCATAAAGTTTCTTAAATCCATCTTCAATAGACTTAACGTAAGCAGGGTCACGTTTAGTTACGTTATGGTATCTTTCATCAAGCATCATAGTTCTTAAATCAGACTCATTAACTTTATCAATGCCATCTGAACTGGCGTTTAATGACGGCCCTTTCATGTTTTCCATGATAAGCTCTAAAGCAATAATACCTTCATGACTTTCTGCCATACGTTCTATTGCTGGCATAACCTCTTGAGGAAAGAATTTATTAGCAAAAGCACTAGCTGCATCAGTTCTAGAAGATGCTTGGTCTCCAAGTTTAATCATCTCATCATCAAGATTAATTTCGCTTTCGCCTATAGCGTTCATATATTTCTCAATGCCAGCAGAAAATACATCCTGACCGTAACCATTATCAAATGAATGTTCAGACCACCACTGTAATAGCTCACTTCCAATAGCTTCACCCTCATCTATTCCTTCGGGTAATGTATAATCACCTTTGTTTTCTGGGCGATTCTCATATTTAGTTCTGTTAAACTCTTCTTCTATTTCTTTACGAATAGTTTCATCTTTATTCCCTAGCTTAGACTCTAGTTCTTTATAAGCTTTAGCTAAATCTTCACCTGTTTTATATTTTTCTGGCAACCATTCTGGTCTATCAGTAGTTTCTACTACTTCTGTTTGCTCTGTTGTGTTTTCAACTTCTTCAGTTGATGTATCTAATAATGTTTCATTCATGATTTTTTCCTATGTGCATGTTGTACGCGCCTTTCAAGAAGACCAACTATATACCTCTGACCTTCCAAATGACGCAATTCCTCTGTTGTTACATTTGGGCCATTTACCATCTCTATTGTTATAGAGCGCAAATACTTTAAGACTTCCTTGCCAGTGGGAGATTCTAGCAAGGAAGCTATATTTTTACTTATCTGTGTATCTTTAATGGTATCTCTTTGAAAACCATCAACTCCAATATTAATTTTATTGGGCAAGCATTTGCTCCTGCTCTTCTGGCTGACCTTGAGGCTGACCTTGAGGCTGCCCTTGCATCTGTTGCATTTGTGCCATCTGAGCCGCAGCTTCTGCAATTTGTTTACGCTGGTCTTCGTCCCTAATTAATTTATCGGGAACTCCAAATTTCTTAGCTAAATGTACTGCTGTCTCTTCGCTATCAATTAAAACATTTAACATTTCTGGGCCAAAGATTCCACCAACCAACTCTAAGAACCTAGATACAGAACTAATATCTTGGTTTGCTTGAGCTTGTGCTAGTGGAGATACAGATTTTACCTTAACTTCTCTACCATTTACTACAGGAATTTCTATTCTACCCTGTTTTTTAAGGATATATATTAGCCTTTGTAGCACAGGTTGTACTAATTCTGCCTGCAATCTACCAAATGCAGACCCCATTCTACGTGATAAGTCAGCCATTCTCTCTGCAACTTCGGTTGCTGAAGCTGGTGTTCTGTCAGGATTGCCTAACATGTCGTTGTATAATGCACGTTTAATATTTAAACGCATGTCACTAAGAACAAGTTGAGCAACATCAAAGTTACCAGCGGCTTGTATAGGTTGTAATCCAGCAGACCCTATACCTTTTGGTATGATAGAGCCTGGAACTAGCTGGATAGTATCTACGTTAACTACACCATCATCTTCCATCTGATAAATACCAGAGATAGACATTTGTGCGTTCTCTAAGATAAGTTCGATAGTAAGGTTAGTAGTCTTAATTGCACTAAGAGCGTTCATTAGTGGGCCACGACCGTATACTTCTCCTGCACATTTGCTCCATCTAAAGCAAATAAAAGGATTAGACCCTACACCTGACATCTTATTATAGTAAACAACACACTTTGTAGTCATACATATAGCATAATGTAGGTAAGCTTCTTCGTTTTTAGTAGTGTAATCTCTGCAAACTAACTCTAATAATGTAGTAGTCTGGTCTCCAGAGTTAGCAATCATGTTAGTAATCTTAGCTGGCATAGGGGAATTAGGGTATAACAGAGGTATCTGGTCGAACCTAATCTTCTTTCTCTCTCTAAATACATGGTCAATCTTATCATCTGGGCCAGTATCAAGAACAACCTGTGGTAAAGGAACGGCAGAAAAAACTACTGGGTTTAAAGAATCACCCTCCTCAACAACAAGTACGCCAGTGCCTACCGCTAAATCCATAAAGGATTCGTGTACTTCCTGTGAGAAATTAGAGTTCTGTATTATTTCAAATACATACTCTGTTACTTCGTCAAGGTCGTTATTGATTGCGTCACGCTCTCCTTTAGGTATTTCAGAACCAGCAATAAGGTCAGCCCACCTAGCAAAATTGGGAACAATACCAGACTGCAAACGAGAAGCGAACTCTTGTACACCCACCACAGCAGTCTCGTCGAATATCTTATCATCTCTTCTTTGACCAGCAGTTTCACTATAAAAAGACTCCCTCATAGGTAGAGCGTATTCATAACATTCTTCAAACAGAGGCACAAAGTTCTCTCTTAGAGATTTAGCCTTGGTGTATCTATCCATATATTTTTTAGCAAGTGGGTC